TACATAGAAAAGTCTAGAGCTTCCTCAAATGAAGCGATCCTATCTACTAGCCCAGCAGTTAAAGATTCTTCTCCAATGAATGTTCTACCTGTTAGGATTCCTGCAGATTCCAGCTGGGCTCGAGTGGTCTTTCTACACTTAGCCGTATAGTCAAAGAATTTCTCCGCATACACCATGACTTGGCTCTGCAAATAAGCTTTCCCCTCTTTGGAGAGAGGTTCCATGGGGTTGCCTACTTGTTTTAAGTGGCCGGATCGGAAGATGTGTGCCTCTACCCCTTCTTTTTTCATCGAGGCAGAGTAATCCATCACCGACATCACCACCCCAACTGAACCAGTCTCGGCCATACTGTCGGCTATCACATGGTCAGACCCCAATCCTAAGAAGAGTCCGGCCGACGCCATGGTTGCATCGGTGTAGGAGATCGTTGGGATATCCAGAGCATCAATGAAGCTTGCCAGAGATGCCATCCCGGATACAGCTCCACCCGGGGTATCGTAGCAGAACATCACAGCGGAGGCTCCAGCGTCGACCCCTTTAACCACGGCGGCTCGAATCTGATTATAAGAAACCAGACCATAATATTTATTGTAAGGATTGTCTTTATTTGTTAAGCGACCCTTAACATCCACCAGGGCTACCTGTGTGTCGTTGGGCCCTTCAACCATTTGTACGAGATGGCGATAAGAGGAATCATCTTCATCCTCGTCTTCATCATTACTGGCTTTTGCCCTAGCTTCAGCATAAGCTGCGGCCGCTGACATCTCGGCCTTGATGAAGGCATCAGCCTCATGTTCTAGGATGGCGAGTGCTGTGAAGTTTGGTAGTTTCATTTTCTATTTCTCCCGGGCACTCCAGTTGGTGTGTCTGGCGCCGAATCTTTGGTTGTTTGAGTAGAGTCTGTCTTACCATCAGCAGTAGCGGAGGTATTGGAATAATCATTCTGTTTGGTATCTATCGGCCCTACCTTAAAATACGTTCCTGCCAGGGGCTTGTAACCTGCAGGGGGAAGGGAACCGGTTAGAACTATGGAGGCTTCAATATCCGAGATAAGCCCCAAGGAGAGTTGATCCAGTATTCTGGATTGCCGCACAGACTTAAAGCTCTCTAACTCCAACTCCGGCCGGAGATTCACATCCTCGTAGGCAAACTTCACATACACCGGTTGACCCATTAAGCGAGCAGCCACAGTGAAGGCTCTGGAGTAAATGGCGTTAAGTTCTATCTGGGCAAAGGCTACAGCTTTCACAAATAGCTGAGCTTCGGTGCTGGCAGCAGAGGAGGAGGCGCCACGACCGATCATCGAAGGGAGGATCTTAGCTCCTGAAGCCACGTTGCCATTGATAATCTCAGTAAGCACACCAATAGTCTTATCTTCCGAACGATTTGAGTCATTTACATTCCCTACAGTAAGGTTGTCAAATAGAACCAAAGCATCTTCCGGAGAGAGCCCATTGATCTGAGTCTCTACCTGGGAGATGGTATTGGAGATGGCTTCTCGTAATTTTGTCTCATCCGACTGGACTTCCAGTGGAAGCGTAGCCAACCATTTTTCAGAGTTGATGGTAATAGTCAACCTCTGCAGCATCTGCCTATGGGCAGCTCTTCTCAATACATCCTGAAACTCGGCATCGTGCAAAGCAGGCTGAATAGCCGCTTGAATGGGAGAATCAGGGTAGGCTGAGTCGTTATCTTGCTGTGAGGCTGAGTAAAAAATCGTTGGAAAGTCTAGGATAATATCCTCGGTTGGGCCTTTATAAATGGGGTAACTGTTCATCTTGTCTCCACTGTCGCCCCATTTGATGGCTGCTGTGGAGATAGGCTTGATAAACAACGGTACCCTTCCCTTTCCGAGTACGAGCTCAGACATCATAGCCCCATATCTCAAAGAGTCTAAAAGGAGAGACGAAGAAAGTGTACGCAGATCAGAGGAACGGGTAAACTTTGAGGAATCAACCGGCAGAGTATCCAACCTCAAAGCAAAAGCTTGAGCAATTTTTGTACCCTCTTCATGCACTAGCCCTTCAGCATCATAAGCTATTACAGTATAAGTTCTTGATATAGCAGAAGAGATCTTAGTAGCCAAGGCTTGAGAGACATCAGGACTCACACGAGCAAGATTTGCCACCACCCCATTCAAGGTTCCAGCGTTTCGTGAGAAGGATGACCGATCAGAGTTTGTGGTATTTGTTGCTGAGTTAGAGATTGTAGACGCCCTGGCCTTGCCCAAATACTTCTGTACGGACTGTACGGAAGTTGGCGCCTTCACTGGTGCAGGCTCTGGGAAGATAGCAGCTCTAAGTTTTTGGAATATGCTCACAAATACCTCATAATAAAATTAGATTAGGGTAAGCCTAACGTGTATTTTGGGGGTTGTCAAGGATGATTTGATAGTATAAAATCCAGCCTAAGTAAATAATCCTACTAGGGGCAACCATGAAACAATGTAGCAAGTGTGGTGAGAGCAAAAGTTTAAAAGAATTTGCTGTAAGGCCCAGAACTAAAGACGGCTTATGTACACAATGCAAAGTTTGCGTCAGTAAGCAGTCCATAGCCTACTATATGAATAATAAAATCAAGATAACCATTAGAAAGAAATTATATGATTATACCCACAAAGAAGAGATCAGTAAGAAACGTAAAAAGTATTACATAGAAAATAGAGCTAAGATCCTTGCCGGACACAAGAAGCGCCGTGAAATTGAAAAGATTAAAGTAGCTGAGAATCAACAACGATATTACCAAGCCAATAAAGAGGCTATCAAAGAAAGAGCGAAATTATACTATAAAAGGAATAAAGACAAGATAAAAGATTATCTCGCCAAGCCTTGTAAGAACTTAAAACGATTAAAAAAATTACCAATAACTGATCAACCCTTGCAAATTAATGGTTATGTTACCGTTTGTTGTAAGATGTGTGGGAGAAGATTCCGACCCACTAACCAGCAAGTAGCAAGTAGACTGGGTGCCATTAGTGGAAGAGTTGCTGGTGAATACAGCTTCTACTGTTCCGATGCGTGTAAGGGCGCTTGCCCAGTATATAATTTCAAGCCGCAGAACATAGACCCTCGCTCCAAACTCCACAAACATAAATCCAGAAAAGACAAAGCTCGATCTTGCCAGACAAACCACTTAAAGAAAATCCAATGTGAGAAGCATGGTTATAACTATTGTGAACGCTGTGGTGATATAATTGATGTAGAGTTACACCACACCTTAACTGTAGCTGGCCATGGAGAAGAGGCTATAAATTCGTCCGGCCATATCCTGCTGTGTGCTGGCTGTCACGCCGACCTGCATTCTCGGTGTGCTTGAATTTATGGACTTGTACTGGTACTCCACCTTGAGTACCAGCTACATTTCCAAGAGCCAGTTTGGAGGCTAGATAGAGGTAGACAAGAGAGTGCCATAAATGGTCTTGACCGTCTGTAGCTTTAACCCACTTTTTCATAAGTGGGTCTTCATACCTGTAATCCCTCATCTTCCTCATAGATAATATGTGTGAAATTAATAAGTTAGAGCTTTGTGATACAGTGTCAGTGGTCTGGAATGTAAAGAAATCTGATAGTGAATCTGCAAGTTGGGTCATTATTTTGTTCTTATTCACAGCAATTTGTCTTGTTAACTCTCCATACTTATCTGTTTGGGAGATCTTAAATAGTTCCGGTGTCTGTGTAGTTGGATCTGTGTATATGCACGAGAATAACCTTGGGTACTTTTTTACTAGATTATATACAATTGAGGTATAAGGCTGTGCATCCATCACCACAGCAGCTGGTGGGAAGTCTTTAAATAACTTTACAATAAACTCTTCGAAGTCTGCCAATTTCACCACATGAACTTGGTCTATTGTAACTGTTAAATCTCCCTTTACCCTGCCAGATATTATGTGGCAGAGTTTCCCCATATCTATTCCAGTAACTCTTAAGCCATTGAAGCCTGATAATTCCATATCTGGGGCTGTGAAATGTAAGTCTTCTAGGGTTATTGAAGAGTCTTTAGTCGATATTGTCTTTCCTAACGCCTGATTAACAAATTCAGCCTGGTCTGTATAAATTAATGAAGATTCTACCAAATCAGCTGGTGTGACAAATGCCATGGAGGAGAAAGGGGAGAGTTTAATGCCGAGCTTTTTTGCTACCCCCTCTGGGTTTACAGTTCTATTGAAAAGAAGTTCTGTGTTTTTGTAAGTTAGATGTTCTGAACATTCAGGACATTTCAGGTAGGCTTTTGAAAGATCTAACTTTGCTGCTTTGGCTCTATTTAAGGTGGCTAGAGGCTCTGTGTAACCTGGTATTATTACGTCAGTATAGTAGTCTGGATCAAATTTATGGGAACAGTTATTACACTTTATTACTGCTGTGTGTTGGATTGATGCTTGTTTGAATTGTGCGTCTATTCCAAAGTCAGAAACTGTAGGAGTGGAGAACATTAAGACCATACGTTTTTCTATAGGGGTATGAGATAGGCGAGATCTGAAGCCTGTTACCTTGGCTATGTCACACTTATCTAATTCATCACTCACTATTGCACTGGCGGGGCGGGATTGTAGTGTGGTGTTGCTCTGTGGTCCTGCTCCTAGGGCGTAGAGGATAGACCCATTTCCAAATCTTTTAACTGTCGTGGAGTCTGCGTCCTTGTCTATAAGGGAGTTTAGGATTGGGGAGCCCTCTATCATGGGGGAGATCCTAGTTTTCATTATTTCCCCACTGAATTGGGCGCTGGGCATTGCATATATGATGGACTCTCCCGGTATGAGTGCCATTCTGGAGAGGAGTAGTGCTATGGCCCAAGTTGTTACCCCTATTTGGGAGGGTTTAACTATTGCAAAGGTACAACCCTGGTTGTCAGTTATAAGTTCAGTAAGATATTTTTGGTACTCATGCCCTTTGAAAGAGAATTTTGCCCCATTTAGGTAGATTTTTTCTGTTATAAAATGGGGGAGGGAGGTTGCTGAAGGACTTAACTGTGCTCTGAGAGACTCGAGAAAGAACTCAGCGTTCATTTTGCAGCCTTCTTTCCAGGATTCTAAGGACGTTATCTTTCAATTCTGGGGAGGCTTCCTGTAACGAGTCTACTATAGCGGCTTGAAGGCGCGCAATACTGGAGGAATTGTAGAGGTCCTGTTGAACTTTTGCCAATTCCTTGAGTATGGTTGTCGTTGCGTTTAGTAAGGCGGACTTCGACGTACCAGACTCGTTGGGGTCATCCACTGCTGCTTGGGCTGCAGTCTTCACTATCTGGTAGTGGTCTGCCAGTTCATCTGAAATATCTATAAGCATTTTGGTAGGGTAAGATATTTATTTATGAATGTCAAGCATATGAATGTCAAAAAGTGTTCTGTGTATTTAAAGGTGGCCTAGGTAGTTTGCGTATGCAATTACCGTGCCAGTCGGTATACGTCATTAAAAATATATGTTGGT